TATTGGATCACGTAACCGAGTGCAGCATTTCCATGTCAACGGATATGCGCGACATCACCACCAAAACAAGCGGTGGATGGCGCGAGCTGTTGCCAGGTTTGAAATCAGCAAGCTTGAGCGTTTCAGGTTTGTTTGCTGAGGACGCTACAAACGGTTACAACGAATTGGTTGCTCACCAAATTGCAGGCGACAAGCTGTTTGTGATTTTCACTAACACGGGTTCAGGTTCAACCGCTAACCTAGGCGACGAGCAGTTTGACGTTGTGGGATACATCACGAGCCTTGAGCAAACCGCAGGCGTTGAGGACAACGTTGGTTTTTCAATGACAATTGAAATCACGGGAACAGTTGTACGCGAGGTAATTGCGTAATAACTTTACCGCATGATTGAAATTAAGCTCGACGGCAAGACGTACCCCATGCGTGCAACGATGCGCGCCTGGAAAAAGTTCGAAGAGGCAACTGGTAAAAAGGTTGCACAAGTAGACAGCGAAGACATCACAGCCATTCCCGAACTGATATTTTATTTCGTTCAGGAAGGTTGCAAAAGCCAGGGCATGGCGTTTGAGATGGACGTTGACGACTTTTTGGGAATGATTGAAGTGGGCGATTTGCCTGCTTTGTCAGAAGCGGTACAGAAGGCAATGGGTACTCAAAAAAAAACGAGAACCAAGGCAAGCCGTTGAGCTGGGACGAAATTGAGGAAATGGGGCTGGGTCAATTGCGACTTAGCCCCGTTTTGCTTTATGATCTGACGTTTCCAGAATTCAGCAACGCCATGCGAGGGCACTACAAAGAAATCGAGGAACGCGAAAAAGCGGAATGGGAGCGCACCAGGTGGCTGGCGACCATTACCGTCAACCCACACGTAAAAAAGCGACTGACGCCAAAGGACTTGGCAACGTTCCCCTGGGAGAAGAAAGAGAAGGCCGCCGACGGATTAAGTATCTTGCGGTCATTAGCAAAGTAACGATATGGCAAAGCTTGGCGATTTAGTTGTAAGGATTGGCGCAAATACGAAGGACTTTAATGCGAAACTTGGAACGCTAAAAAGTCAGATACGCAAGGACACAAAAAACATAGCGGCGATGGGCCGCAATTTGTCCATGAGCGTGACGGCGCCGCTTGCTTTGATTGGCGCGAGTTCATTTCGGACGGCTGCCGATTTTGAGCAAAGCATGGCAAAGGTCAAGGCGGTATCAGGCGCGACCGCTGACGAATTTGCGAAGCTTGAAAGTAACGCCAAAGAGTTAGGCCGCACGACGCGATTTACAGCGTCGGAGGTAAGTGAACTGCAATTAAATTTTGCCAAGCTTGGTTTTACGGCTGAGGAAATTACGCAAGTAACGGGCGCGACGCTTGCATTGGCGCAAGCAACTGGCAGCGACTTGGCGACAAGTGCCGAAGTAGCTGGATCGACATTGCGGGCGTTCGGTTTAAGTGCTGACGAAACCAGCCGCGTCACCGACGTGATGGCCAAAAGTTTTAGTACGTCTGCGCTTGATATGGGTACGTTTGCTGATTCCATGAAGTACGTGGCGCCAGTAGCAAAGGCGGCAGGATTAAGCGTAGAAGAAACGACGGCCATGCTTGCGAGTTTGTCCAACGCAGGTATCAAAGGCTCACAGGCAGGCACGTCATTGCGGCGTATTATTTCCGAGCTGGGCGCTACGGGTGGCGACGTAGCTGGCTCGATTAAAAAGCTTGCAGGCGAAGGCTTGAATTTGGCCGACGCCAAGGATGAGGTTGGACGGAGCGCGCAAAGCGCCTTGCTTGTTTTGGCAAACAGCACCGACCAAACGGCAAAGCTTACGACGGAATTCCAGAATGCCAAAGGCGCGGCCCAGGGCATGGCCGACATTATGGACGATACGGCTGAAGGTGCTATGAAGCGGATGCAGTCAGCTTTGGAAGGCGCACAAATTGAAATCGGATCGGCATTGGCGCCGATTATGATTAAGCTGGCTGATATCGTTTCTGATTTGGCTGGTCGCTTTTCTTCAATGAGCGACGGCGGGCAAATGTTGATTATGTCGGTTGCTGGAATCGCCGCAGCCATTGGCCCAATTTTAATGATACTGCCAAACCTGATTGAAGGCATTAAATTGGCGCGCATTGCATTCACAGCGTTAAATACAACGATGCTTGCAAACCCGTTTTTCTTGGCGGCCACGGCCATCACAGCGGTCGTCGGTGCGGTCGCTTTATTGTACAGCAACGCCACGGATGCTGAAAAGGAAGTGGCAAAACTGCGGGACGAGCTGAACGGCTTGGACAAGGACGAGGCAGTACGCGTCGCCGCCGCCCGCATCGAGGTGCAAAAGGAAGCCGTCGAAAAGCAGCGTATGGCGGTAGAAGCTTTGCGCAAACAAGTGCTGGTTGGTGACGCAGTAGAGCGGCGAATACATATGCAAAGCATCGCGCGGCATTCTGAGGAACTTGCGGCGATGGAGGAAGTTCTGGCAGGATTTGAAGCCGTACACGCTGAGTTAGTTGCTACGGTGCCAGCTGCAGATACAGTTGCAAACAATATTAAAGACATCGGTGATGCAGCGGCAAGCACGAAAAACGATTTCAAGACATTAAAACCTGCTATTGTTGATGCATTGCAACCGCTTGAGGCAATGCCGATAAAGACTGAAGCAGTAGCGAAAAGTCTGGCGGGCGTAAGTACAGCCGTTTCCGATATGGTCAGCGAGATAACGCCTGAATTGCAAAAATTTAGTGAGGACGTAAGCTCAGCCATTGAAGGTGCAGTAAATACCGCTGTTATTGGTTTTGGCATGATGCTGGGCGAAGGTATTGCAACGGGCCAAGGCATGAAAGGGGTGGGCGCTATGTTGTTGGGCGTATTCGCTGACCTTGCAATACAACTTGGAACACTTGCAATTGGTTACGGTATCGCCATTGAAAATATTAAGGTGGCATTAGCTTCGTTAGCTGGACCCGTTGCCATTGCTGCTGGCGTTGCTCTCGTTGCGTTAGGTGCAGGGTTGAAGGGCGCAATAGCAAAAAGCGCAGAACAAAGCGGCGTGCCAGCCTTTGCCGAAGGCGGTTTGGTTTACGGACCTACGATGGGCCTTGTAGGTGAGTATCCAGGCGCAAAAACAAACCCCGAGGTAATTGCACCGCTTGACAAATTGCGCAGCATGATCGGCGGCAATACCGTCCAGGTAACTGGCAAAATTTCAGGCCGAGATATATTGCTGACCAGCGAACGCAACGCAATTGATCGTAACCGCGTAAGAGGATTCTAATGGCAGACGCAATAAGATTACAGGCAGAATTTACCGACGACCTGGGCAACGATTGGCAGGTAAATATTCACGACAGCGACTACGTTGGAAGCATCGTACCGTTCAAGCTGGGTGCCGACGGTTTTGTACTGCGATACAGCGGCAACAACGAGGACCGATACCAGCCCGTGATAGGAAGCGAAGTAACGTTCACGCTGACAGAAGAAAACAGCGACCATACGACGTTTATGGACTTGCTGGCGACTAACGTAGAAGTTCGGTTTTCGGTAAGCGTTCGCAAAGACCCTGACGGTGGTGATGATTTTTGGTGGGGCGGCATCTTGTTGCCTGAGCAAGTCGTAAGGCCGTTTGATTATTACCCAATCCAAAACACGCTCACAGCATCGGACGACCTTGGCAATTTGCAAAGCGTTAAATACAACAATGACGGCAGCGCCTATACAGGTATAGAGTCAGGCGTTGAACACTTGTTAAATTGTTTGAATAAGACGCGGACAACGCATCTCTGGGGCACGGACGATTTTCTGTATTACGTCAACGACTTCGACAGCACGGACTACACAGGCAGCGACCAGCTCGACGATACACGGATAAGTCATTACGGCCTTTACAACCCTGACGAAAACGGCGTCAATCAATATTATAGTGCGCTCGAAGTGCTGGAAAGTTTGGCGCGCTTATTTAATGCCCGCGTTTTTCAATCGCAGGGCAAATGGTGGTTTTTACCCGTAGGTGCGCAGAAGTACAGCACCACGCTCACGGTAGAAGGCACGCAGAAAAACGGCACGCCAATCACGCAGCAAAGCATTGCAGCAGCCAAAGCGTTTGACAGCAATTTCGAACGGTTACGAGGTTACGAATACAGCTACCTCGCACCGCTTAAGACGGTGACGCGCACGCGCAGGTTCAACGGAAACTGGCCAGTTATCCTGGACAACCTTTACACCGAAGCGCAATTCGGCACGACGTTAAGCGACACCGATATTGATTACGTTACGGGTACAATTTTGGCCGTTAGCGGCACATTCAACTACACGTATGACGGCGACGGTACGAGTACAGGCAACGACCGCGTAAGCCGCGTTGAATTGGAATTCACGATTAAGATCGGCACTAAATACTTGCAGCGAAATGTGACGTATACAGGCACGCAACTCGTATTCAACGGCTTTGGCGATCCTGACGAATTTCCGTATGAATACACGACGCACGTGTATGGCAATACCAGCTTGAGCAGCTCGGCATCTACATACACCATTGTCAGCCCGATTTTTGACAAGCGCGACGGCGAAAGCCTTTCGATTCCGTTTTTTATTGA